TCCGCTTCTTCCAGGTGCATCATATCCTGTGAGTAAATGCGTAGGAGCATGTATTCCTTACCCGTAAGAAAGGCAGGATATACTTTCTCCTTACTGATAATCTGTTTCATTAAATTGAACGGCATTTAGATCACCACCATACATTATTACAGTCAACTACTTGTCTTTTTTTGCCGTATATCCACCAATCCATAAATTCTTCAGGAGTATCACCCTGTTTAATTACATCGCCATGCGCCCTTTTAATTTCCATCATCTTTTTTATAGCGAGCAAATAAGCATTATAATATTTAGGATACCGTTCTTTATCTTTTAACATACCCTCTGTCCCTTGCAATGGACACATAATACATCCGATGCGTTTATAGCCTTCATCATAAAGACAGGGATACGGCAAATTATATTTATGTATATATTCCCATACTTCATCTTCAGACCAATCAACTATTGGATTGAGAAACATCTTTCCTTTTTGACGTTTAGATTCATGATAAATTGGTCTATTACGTCTTTTTGATGATTCTTGTCTACGCACACCAACAACTACTGTCCTTCCTGCACCACCAATCTCTTTTAATTCAGCACAACAAAATCTAAACATCCTGGTTGGAACCATTCTTTTATCTTTAATCAGTCTAAACATTGATTTTTTTGGGTAATGCCATTCAACTTCAGGATAATAATTTCTAATAAATTGTAAAACTTCAGGTGGATCAACAGTAGTTACACTAAAATGTGTATCATGTTTAACACCTGCACGTTTCACCAAATCATAAACTACAATGCTATCCTTTCCTCCACTAAATGCAACGTAATATCCTTCTTCAGGTTCATACTGTTTAATACGTTCTAATGCAACTAATTCCTTGTCGATGACACCTTCAAGTGTTGTTTCACGTAACATAATCAATCACCATTACGTATTAGATTGAACGGCATTTATTCACCACCATTTAACTTCTTTTTCAACATCCATTCCATTATACAATTTTATATTTGTTTCAATACGATTTACATTTTTTGTTCTCTTTTTCATAAACTCTTCAAATGTCATTTTCTTAAATAGATGAGGTTGATTACACCACGCACACAAATCATTATAAAACCCTTTATAATCAGACTCCCAACATGATCTATCACGCATCAAGTAAGGCAATACTTTATTTTCTCTACACCATTCAACTCTGTAAACAACATCGTTTTTAATATCCATCGATGGGTGGCAATAAAGATAGAATTTTAATCTCCAGTCGCTTGTAATGTATTTCTTTACAATCGCCAACTTTCTCTCAATTATACTCTTATTTTTAACATCATCAAACGCAAAAATATATTCACCAAGATAATTTAGTTTACTCAAGAGTAGTGCATTACGTTCATTAATAAGACGAATATCTAAACCCTGGTTAAACTGACACTTGATTTTCTTATCAATAAGTTCCTGCAATATACTTTCATGGTCTTTGTAGGCAAGTATATTATTATCAAGGAATTTAACCTGTTTATGTTGAATAATATCATCAATGTTTCTATATTTGTAAATTCTTCCTTCAGACTTCGGAACAATGCAAAACTCACAATTCCTTATGCAACCCCTTGTAATGAATCCGTATGAATATTTACTGTCGGGATATATCGAGTAATCTTCCTTTTGACAATCAATTTCTTCAGGAAGTTTGATGGTGTAATCATAACCAACACCACCATAAACCACATCATCACAATTCTCTACCTTTACAATGTTCTTGTTGTTACTAAAAATAATCGAAACAAATACCTTTTCGTAATCAGAAGCATCAATGATAATTTTCTCATTGTGTCTACTAAAATAGGAGCGATTTAACTTCTTAAAATCAATATGATACCCTTTGTTTTTAAAATAGGAATATAATTTCATCAACGCTAAATTGGGTATCTGACTATCAACATCAATAAGTAAAATAGATTTCTTACTCATAGTCTACACCACACGTTTTAGTGACAAATTCAAGATGTTCAATCGAATCAACAATCTCAGTATGTCTTTTTAAATCGTAACCATAAATCTCAAGGAATGATGATGCATTACGAATAATACGTTGTTCACGCTCTGTTTCATGGTAATCAAAGACTGCAATAAGTTTACCATTGGTATCTTTGTAGACACCATCGAAATTGTCAATGAGGAGTAAGCGTAAGGTAGAGAAACATACATTGAGAGGAAACTTGTGAAAGTCGGAGTAGTTAAAAAGGAGTTTCATGGTTATTACACCTTAGTAAGATGATAACGGGAAAGTGTTGCACCTGTCTGATTCTTGTATTTGGAAGATGATTTCTCATTATAACCCACTCTACATGTTTCGCCCTCGAAGAATACTAACTGTGCAATCGGCATACCACTGTAAAGGCGAATAGGACGATTATTCACATTGTAGAGTTCTAAGGTAAGCGTTCCACCGAAACCTGCATCAATCCATCCTCCAGTTTGATGTATGGTAAGACCTAATCGTGCAAGAGATGATTTACCTTCACATGCAGCACAAATATTCTTGGGTAAGGAAACAGTCTCCTGTGAAACAGCGAGCACAAACATTCCAGGTTGAATAGTAAACGTATCTGCCTCTACAACTTCATGTCCATAAATGATTGTATTTCTATCAAACGGATCAATCATCTGCCCGTTATTAATGTAATATTTGAATTGATTTGAAAGATGTAAATCATAGGAATTAGGATTGATACTATCCTCATTGTAAGGAGCAATACCAAGTGTTCCATCCTCGATACGCTGTTTAATCTGATAGTCTACAAGAATCATTCTTTTTCACTCTTGTTAATGTTGTATTTGTTAAACTGACTGTACGTGTATAAAGGACATTGTGTCTGTTCACACTCTGCTTTACCATCTACGCAATATCCCTGACAATCGTAACAATAAGCGTATATCGCTTCTTTTCGTGTAATATGTTCACCCTTAAGGTAACTAATAAGTTTAGACTTACCCCTGTTACGCATACCGTATTTTTCGATAAGTTTAATGGTTGAATCGTTATCCATTTATGCACCCTTCTTACCAATAATTCGCATGAGTTTAAATGCCATGTTTGTAAAGGTAATCTCAGCATTGGCACCATACACCATTCTGTAATCTGTTTCGGCGATGATTTCAATGGCAGAAATCTTGTCAGAAGCGGAAAGGGAAGTATCATTCCACACTTTTAAGTAAATCTGAAATACAATGCTCCTGAAATCAACTGTGTTACTATTCCACAGTTTACGTGCTTTGGTAATTTGTCTACCCTTGATTAAGGTGTAAAGTTCATCTGCAACATTGATATTCTTCTTAGTGTCTAATTCACCAAGATTCTTGTAAATGTCAAGCGCCTTTACCATTGAACGAATGTCAGGGTAGTTTACATCTATGATTTCATTAAGACTCACATCGTCAATATCAATGTCCTCTTCCTTACAAATGAACTGTAAACGCGCTAGGATTTCATTACGTGCAGGTTTCCCAAATGATATTACTTTACACCTGGAACGGAGTGGTTCAATGATTTTAGAGATTGTATTACACGTAAGAATGAATCGACAGCGAGAAGAATACTCCTCCATAATGTTACGGAGAATATTCTGTGCATCGGCGGTAAGTCCATCTGCTTCATCTAGGTGAACAATCTTTGGCACATCAGATTTGAATGATACAGTAGAGGCGAATGCTTTAACCTTTTCACGCACCGTATCAATACCTCGCTCATCTGATGCATTGAGATACAGTTTGTCAGCACCAAGTTCTTTAATAATAATCTTGGCAAGCGTAGTCTTACCTGTTCCCGCACTCGATTCAAAAATCAGATTAGGTAGGGAAAAAGGATTCTCCCTTACAACTTTACGTAATCCAGCAATTATAGTGGTATTGTTACCAATAAAATCTTCAAACGTTTGTGGCCTGTATTTTTCCACAAAAAGTTTGTTGGTAATCATTCACATCACCACGTAACTTTGTGCGGAATAAGTAAACCAGAAACATTAATCTCAGTGTTCTTACCCGTAATGTAATCAAACGTAACAGGGTAAAGAATATCATTACCATACTGGTCTTTCGTCTGCTCAGTGACAAAACCCATTGTAATGTCTAATTGTGCCTCTGCAAATGCATCCTCAAGGGCATCGATGGAAATATCCACCGTAAACTCTTTACCATACTTGTTATCAATATCCGCGTGAACTTTAAGTTTAGAACGCTTATCAGTGCTTAATTTAATGTATTCTCCCTCTTTTGGAATGGTAAAGCATACAACAGTTTCACCAAGATTCTTTGCAACCTTAATAAATTTCTTTATATCATCTGCATCAAACGCAATGACAATGTTACGCGGTGGAATAATCGCTTTAATGTCCTCGATACTCTTACCCGGAATACTACGAGAAGCATACTCATATTCAATCTGTGGAACATTAACCGTCAATTTATCATCCGCAAGAACAATCAAATCGTCAGTTGTAACCACACCAACAAACTCTTCATCGAAGTTAGCGAGATACCGCTTCTTGAAATCGAGTTCATTGATACACATCTCTACAGACTCATTAACATCATACTCAACCTGTTTACCATTTGCAATAAATGCGGTAATCATCACTCGCTTCTCGGTGTTGGTTACATGTGCAATGATATTTTCATTGGGCTTACGAGTAATAACCATATCACCATTCATTGCGATTCCAAGCACATTGATAAAATTCTTCAGAGTAGCAACATTAATACGCATTAAACTCACTCCTTACCATTAATCAGATTATACAGTGTTGTTCCAGTAACATCATACTTACCTGGAGGATACTTCTTCTCTTTCTTACTCGATTCAATAATTGCAAAGTAATGGGCATTGTCTTTATTCATTTCCCGCACAGTACGAATAACAATCTGTGATTCAATTGCGACCTTACTAACCCATTTTGGCACTCTCTCTGACTCTACAACCTGCCCCATTCTTACAATCGTAGTGTCAATCCTAGGATACATGATGAATATTACACCAACTTTAGCAACCTCAACACACTTGTCAAATAGATTATCAACATGCATGTTACGAATCTTCCAAAGGTTTTGATTTGCTGTTCCCTGATACATATCTATTTTAAGTTTAAAGCGTCCTGCATTTTCACTAATTTCAGTATATCGTTCAATTCCATCTACAATAATCCAATCGGTGTTATCCTTCTTTTTGATAATATCGAGCAGAAGCATATTCCAATCGCACACATTCTTTGATGTACGTAACATATCTTCTACTGTAGAACGGTCATATGGACGGAGAGAATCAAGTGCCTCAACAGTAAGTTCACGTTCCTTAATGTAATCAAGTTCCAATGGTAAAACACTATTTGCATCGAATGACAAAACCTTTACATTAGAACCGGGAGCAATCAAACCATATGCAGTAGTTGTTTTACCTTCACCTTTGTTTCCATAAATTACAATAATATCTTTACTCTGTGGAGAAAGAATTGCATCTTCATAGGAAAATGATGCAGTAGGATCTTCCTTCTGCTGTATTTCCTTTACCGCTTTATCCAGAGTCTTTTTACCAAGTGCCATTATTTTTACCTCTTGTTATAATGACCAATAGACATAGGTAGCGATGCAACAAACAGACCAATAACAATACCACAAATGGTTTGCCAAAGTCCCGTAATACCAATCATACCTAGCAGCACATACGCAACGTAGCAAAATGCAGCATACCAAATGAAAAGGAGTGCAATGCACACTACGATAAATGCAATTGTACCAATAATCTTTAATCCTTCAATATAATTCATGTAAGTTCACCTAAAAAGATTAGAGGAAATCGTCATCCTCAACAAATGCATCGTCAGTCTCTACATCCTCTGCAATCTCATACAAATCTTCAGGACGCGAGAACTTGGGATCAGTGACGAAACCAAGCAGATTACCACTTGCTTCACCCCTCTTATTGAAATAGGGTTTGAAACATACAATGCCTACTGCCTGCTCATAGAGTCCCGTAACAACACCCGGAGAACATGATAATGAAATATTACCCTCGAAATCCTCATCGAGTGGTGTAACCTCTACAAAGGCATACTCATCAAACAGACTAATCTTGGAGATAATGGCTTCAGCAAGCAGGAACTTCTTATCCGAATACTCACCATTGACTACTTTTTCCTCAATGTTATACACATCTTCAAAGGCAACACAGTTGTCGCCAAGCGAGTCCTCTACGAGTGTAACAAATTCATCGTAATCAAAGTCATCATCAAGTTCTACAAGTTTAGATGTGTTAATTCCAGTAGAAATGTTTACAATGTCCTTGTTCTCATCCTTACACGTTCCCCTAAACATGTAGATCTTGCCAAATTCAGGAACAAAATTTGCAGGATCTTTCACATAGACAACACCGGGTTTTACCTCACCGGAATTAGGCATTACAAAGAATCCATATGCCCTGTTCTCCATCTGAACCTTCGGAATCTTCTTCCCAATAAGGAACGCCTGGAATGTCGTAGTATTCTTCTTAGTGTAGAGTAGATTACCGTCTACATCAATCAGACCGTCAGCGATAGCATTTTCCTTCCACTCATCGCCAAACATCTTCTTGTAGATTGCAATCTCATTATTTGCATCAGCGTTTGCCTTCTTTACCGAATCATACGGCTTGGTGTAACCAAAGAAGAAACCCTTGAACGGTAACATGTTAGAACGCAATGCAGCGTTATAAGAACCAACAATCGATTTGATGGTGACAATTCTTGCCTTAGACTCCGTGATACCGTCCCGCTTCATGTATTCAGCAAAGCGTTTCTTATACTCTGCCATAATAACATCAGGACGCTCACCGACCTTTTCTGCAATCTCATTGATTCTTGCTACAATGCTCTTGTCCACATCAGTAGACTTATCTTTCTTACTTTTCAATGCCAATCTAAGCACCAATATGATATTGGTAAGTGGAAGTATAAAAAATGTTTGGTTTAAGATAGCATGTAAACAGTAGTACCTTCATCCTTATTTTTCAATACGCGCATTTTTCCACTTTCTATAAGCAATGCGAGTAGTTTTTCAGAAGAACTCTCACCGGCCCCAAAACTCTTGAAGAACACTTTTTGCCATTCTTCCTTAGTGTAGCGCATACCAATGTATTCCCTACGCAAGCGCATAACAAGCCTGTTTAACTTTTCATTGCGTCCTGTGTTGTTTGAAATAATATAGAACGCTACAGAACGCAAAGCAGGGAATAACAAACGTGCCGCATTGTGCGCGTCCTCTTTGTCGATATAATTACGATAGTTCATCAAACCGAATAATGCAGCCACTTTGATGAAGTTGATTGATACACGCGACACCATTGATTCCCATGCCTCAATTTGCTCAGGATTAAACCCTGGAACAATGTTACGTAACTCGTTTATGTAATCTTTAATAATCTCATCAACACCCGCGCGCATATAGATTGTTTTAGTATCCTTATGCATGTTCTGTAAGTTCTCTACCTCTTCCTTCAGTTTCTTACGTAACTTATCTTGTAGTTTCCTCTTTTCTTCAAGCTTCTTCTCTGCCTCGGAAATATCATCCACAAAAGAAGGAATAGCACTTACAATATACTCTGAAGTCTTTGTGCGCTTGATAGGATCTTCTGGTTGCACGTAGACAATCATGCGTGGGAATAATCCTTTCTTGAAGAGATGAGTATAAGTATCCAAATGATAACTCGTAATCACCAAAGAACATGTAGGGTTTGAATGAATACGGTTATCAGTAGAAGTAATCATGTTACCTTTAGAACCAATGCGATTCATAGTTTTGTCAAGTAGGGCCTGAATGTGAACCTTCTTATGATCAAGGACTGCTTCACCTTCATCAAAAACCACGTAATCATATGATGCTAATATTCCTGGTTCAACCGGGTCAACCCATCCTCTATCTTTCTTACTGAACGCATTGATACGCATGTTATTAGAAACAATCTTTTTGTTGATTTCTCCAATTAACTTGTTTATTTTAAATACCCCTACAGAATAATAAGACTTATCCGCTATATCTGCAAATTCAGCAAGTATATCATTAAATTCACTCTTTGCCATACCGGATGGCATAATCACACAAGCATGTAAACGTAAATCATCCTTTACACCGCGCTCAACGCGCACATGATTAAAGAGTTGAGATAATGCTACAAAACCGTAAATGTCACAAACATCAGCATTGAGCACAACGCGCGTATTCCAATACTTACGCCACAAATCAAGAAAATTATATCCATCTCTATCACTGGATAAATCTTTGACAAGAATATCACTCTTACGCTGTAAATACTTCATCTGATATAAACGCTGTTCTCGCGTATACTCTTCAAACCCAAAGATTTCAAAGTATTCTTCGCCGTAAACATCAATGCACAATTCATTGATCCGCTGTAATAACTCTTCATCATTGAGGTATCCAACTTCATCCTCTAATGTCATTTCCTGACTCATATTAATTTCCTCTTACGTAAGAATAATCTGCATACAATAAATCTTCGGGTAAATCCCATCGTTGCCGGAAGGTATTCATGTTCTGTAATTCCTGAGCGACAACAGTAGGAGTGATATTATCACTTGTATAGGCGCGCATGTTACCATCATACAGAGTAGTAAAGTTCCTATTTTCAAACAACATGTCTGTATTCCTTACTGTGTTGCCCTGAAGGGCAATTAAACGCGATCTGCATCTGTAATGTAAAGGTGGACGGTAATATTGTGCCTCACTTGCAGAAAAAATAGAACCATTCAACATGCGACATATATCTGATGTCCTATTGTCTATTACCGCTCGGAATTGAAAATAATTTGTTCCAGTTTCAATGTAGGACTGAATCACTGCATAATTGTAAATATCATTCACAAGTGTCCTAGCAACAATTCCTGTGCGATGAGCAAAAGAATCATTGTAAATATTTAACAATCGCTGTTGAACCTGATGCACATTCATTTTTGCTATTTCATCTACCGAGTAAGTAGCGTAAAAACGGTTAGAAACATCACGCATGACATTTCTTCCACTTGACCAAAAGATCGCAGCAATGAGGTATTCTATCATTGCTATATCTCGATATTCATCAATTACATCTTCTGCTGCATACACACGGTAAT